TACAGATGATTTATATGGTATGGTTCTTGCTTTTCCTAGTGGTACAACACCAGGTTCAACTACAAATTATAGTAGATATGTAGTAAAATTTGATGATACTGGAGGTCATCCATATAGTTTTGCTGATGCTTGGTTGATTGGTGCTGATAGTACATTAACTAATTTTGATTTAAGTATGCGTAATCATGCTAATTGGAGTTTTTTCGGGGATGATTTTAAATACTAATGGTACAAGTTAAATTTTTCTCAGCTGCCGGTCCCTCTTCAGGTGTGGAATTATCTGGCAATCGTATTATATCAGGATATGGGGCTGGTGATTTCGGGCAGCCTGTTACGTTAGGTGCCGCACAAGATATCTCTTGGATTACATCTAGTGGTGGCATAGCTATTGGTGGTGGGCTAGCCGAGTCTGGTCAATTAAATAACCACAAATGGATTAGCCAAAGTGGCGTTAGTATTGCTAGTGGTGCGACGGTAGCCCTAAATACCGTTACTGGGTCAGGTGATGCTACTATTCGTATTGCTATTACAAATGGAACCAGTATCAATGTAAGTGGTGCCAAACTATATGCCTACGATGGTACAAACGTTAATAATGGACCAAGTGGCGTGTGGGTCTTGTCTTATGAGATTATACCTCAAGGTCGTTCTGGATTAGGTGATAGCAAATGGGCCCTTATTGACGAAACCAATTATAACTATATGGTAGATAGAACTCCTGATGTTGGATGGGCAGCCTCGGGCGAATTCAACTATTTTATCGGTTTATCTATAAGACCCAAGCTAACCCAGCCCAGTGGGCTACAAAATTTCGGATTATATTTGAAATTCGATTATTCTTAATGTTTATCTGTCGAAGGTCGAGAGGATTTCACTATTATACCTACTATGTGAGACAAAGCTAAAAGCTACGGAAAACAAAGAACGACAAACTCGATAATAATCGTAAAATGTATAGGAGAGTTAAAAGTGAAATCAAAGTTCAAGTATAGAAGTAAACCTACTTCATCTTGTCCATATCTGCTAGAGACCACCCCTGAGCCACATTATGTAAATGCGACTCATGTGATTATAGAAACGGTTCTTATAAATCGTTTCGGTAAGAAGAATATCCCACTCGGGAACTTCTGGCGTCTCGCAGATACCTCTAAAGAAGTCTATGGGGCCCAGAAATATCTATGGCCTGTCATAAAGCGTCTAGAGAAGACATATGACGGTAAACTCATCCTGTCAATGGTGCGGCGCCGTCGACTCAAATATCTAACACCTAAGCTATATGGTAAATATCTTTATTGGCTTAAGGAAGAAAAAGATTTAGAAAAGCGTAGAGAGGACGCAGAATCTCGATATAATAAGGATGTAGAAGAGTTAGAAAGCAAACCAGTTGTTGATATTGAGAAGAAAGACGATGATAATCTTTTAGATTGGTTAGATTCATAATGCACCCAACGAAAAATATTATCATTGAAAAAGCGGATGTGGACGAAGAAATGGTGGAGTTAATCAAGCTTCTCAATAAATTTCCTTGTATTCGCACATCATATTGTTGTCAAGGTGACGAATATGACGATGGTACTATTCACCAATGTTATGTAGTATTTGACTGTACTAGTTCATATAGATTGACACAACTCGCCCGTCTTATATGTAAACCTGACCTTGGTAATATACAGATTTTTTGGCAATCCGATGCACTAGAAGGTAGAATTCAATGGTCTTTGGATATTCACACGTCGAAAAAACGAGACAAGATTATAACAGCACTTAAGATATGGATAAAACATAATGAAATGTACAAAAAATAGACATATTTACGTAGCACCACTAAAGCGTGGAATTTCATGTAAATGTGGCAAAAGAAAATATCGTACAAACAAAGGTATTCAATGGACGATAAAGTAATAAAAGCAATTCTAAAACAGCACAGAGATACGGAAGTAAGGTCAGCGGCTGAAATCAGGACACCCAAAGGTATTTCCACTGGAAGTATCTCGCTTGACCTAGCATTGAGAATTCCGCTACCACCCGGTATTACTGAGTTTGCTGGTGGAAAGGGCGTTGGTAAGACAACTATTGCGCTAGAATCAGGAGCCAATGCACAAAAAGTTGGTTATGAATTGCATTATATGAATGTAGAACGGGCAGTAAACGAATCGTCTATGCAGGGTGTCGACCTAGACAAAGATAATATGCACGTCTGGTATCCTGAAAATGCAGAATCGATGCTAGATGTCATTGAATCCATCATTCGTAGTGGGAAAAACAAGTTTATCGTATTAGACTCAGTAGCTGCTATGGTATCAGAAAAATTGATGGCTGAGAGTGCTGGTAAAGAAACAATGGCATTGACGGCACGCTTGCTTTCTCGTTGGCTTCCTAAAGCCGCCACGCTACTTGAAAGACACGAATCGGTACTCTTATTAGTTAACCAATTACGGGATAGTCTCAATCCATATGGCGGAGCGTATGTGACTCCGGGTGGTAAAAGCAAAGACTTCTATAGTAATGAACAAGTATTCCTGCGTACCAACAAGTCGTCCAGACTAACAGGTGAAGAAGCCGATGATTATACGGGTCATATGGTGACTGCAGAAGTAACGAAGAATAGATTCGCGCCTCCATACAAAAAGGCAACATTTCCTATTTTCTATCTTCCCGGTCCTCATATCGACCAATGTTTTGAGATTGCGCAACTTTCTACAGACCTAGCAGTTGTAGAAAAAGGCGGTTCTTGGATTACGCTACCAGATGGTAATAAAGTTCAGGGCATGAATTCATATGTAAATATGCTACGAGAAGACAGCAAATTATTCGATATAATCAAGAATAGCGTAATGGAGATTGTCACATGATGGAAGACGAATTCCGCTTGGGGGATTTTGATTGGCGTGAAAATGCCGGAGACGAACAAGTTCTTTTGAGTGGCTGTTTAGTAGCCTTTGAAAAGGAAGTATACTTTGCCGTCGAAAAATTGACCCCATTCTTACGGAAGACAGAAAGCCGCTATCCTAACGAAGATGATATAGCGACATTTATATTGATTATGAGAGGTCCATGAAATTTGTATGTTTAGATGGAAGTATAGTCAATCAAGACATTAGTTCCAGACTCTATCCACGCCGCGAAATTTCCGCGCCACAAACGGCTGCGCGAGAGCGTATTACACAAGAGTATGGCGACCAAACGATTCTTGAAGAGTTTACTATTCCTAAAAGTCGATTGCGCATTGACTTCTTCTTGCCGAATATGATGGTGGCAATTGAAGTACATGGGCGACAGCATTTTGAATTCGTGAAACACTTTCATGGTACACGTAAAAAGTTCGCACTAGCAAAGCAGAATGATGCAGATAAAGCTAAATGGTGTAAGTTGAATGGTATTGAATTGGTGATATGGCATGACTAAAGTTAGTTGTTATGATTGTGGACGACCATATGGTGATAAATATGGTTTTCCAGACCTAGTTATTCCAGATGATGTTTGGTTGCAGATTTCACCAAAAGGTGATTTTGGCGGTCTATTGTGTCCGTCTTGTATTTGCAAGAGAGTTTATGATGCTGGACTAAAATCGGTGGAAGCCAAATTTACAAGTGGGCCATTTGCTAATCATTATATGTATGGATGGACCCCTCGACCTAATGATACATCAGCATTGCATCATCATAAAGATGATTAGAGGAATTCAATGGTAAAAACAGAAACAATTGTATGTACAGACTGTGATGGTAAAGGTGTGATTTATACAACGGAATTAGTAGACTATCATCAGTATAAGTATATCATTAAAAGTAAAGACTGCGAACGCTGTAAATGTCGTGGTGTTTTAGTACAGACTACAACAGTAACTACAAGAGCATTGCAGCCAAGTGAATTCAGGTTGTGTAGAGGACATAATGGATAATATTGTATTAGAATCAATCCTACTCTCAGGACTTATCAAGCACCCTGATTTATTTTATGAGTTAGAGCGTCGTATTCAAGCTAAAGATTTTCAAGATGAACATTATGGAAAACTATATGATTTGATTCGACACATTAGAGCGAAATCTGGTGTAGATAATATTAGTCGTTTTAACTTCCTAACCGTTTCTGCCGACCTAGGTGATACTCTATCAGATACTGAAATTGAAGCTGTAGATATGTTATTAGCTCGTAATGTAGACAAAGAATCTACGATTGACGCAGCTAAGATTATCAAGAAGTATTCAGTAGTTCAAGAGTTACGCGATGTTTTAGAGCAGGAATCAAAAGACGTTGAAAAGGCAGATGGTAGTATCTATGAAATTGTGGGTGGTATTGAAGATAGGTTATTTCACGCTTTTAATACACTAGGTTCTGATGAAGACGTGATGGTGAATTTAGCCGAGAAAGCTTTTGATTTTGTAAAAGGACTTGTCGGCGCACCAAGCATAGGTCTTGATTTAGGTTTCCCTCATTGGCAACGTGCATTCGGCAAAGTCCGTAATGGAAGTGTCCATGGTGTATTCGCGCGAATGAAACAGGGTAAATCACAATTAGCATTACAACTAGCTGTACGTTGTATGTTGAAAGATATTCCTGTACTTCTACTTGATACAGAACTAGGCGAAGAATTGCAGATGGTCCGTTTATGTGCACAGGCAGCTAAAGTACCATATGAATATATTGAAGAAGGTACGTGGGTTCGCAATGCAGATATGGTAAAACGCATGGCAGAAGCCGAAGAGTGGGTAAAGACAAAAGAGTTTATGTATGCTGATATTTCGGGCCAATCTATTCAAGAAGCATCTAATTGCATTCGTAAATTTGCACTCAAGTATAACCGTCATCCCGGCATTACCCCACAATGTCTAGTAATTTATGACTATATTAAGTTACCTGATATTGGTATGCTTTCTACCGCCAATGAATATCAGATTCTAGGCGCCGTCACTTCACGACTACATGATGAAGCACTAAAATTACGACTCCCCATCTTTGTAGTAGGCCAACAAAACCGTACTGGTGCAGAGAGTGATAGCAACACTACGATTGCGGATTCAGATAAGATTGGTCGAGATTTAGACTCAATGACGCTTATTCGTCGAAAGACACAACGTGAACTTGATAGAGACCCTGCAGAGAATGGTACACACTTACTAAAGGTAATGGATTGTCGTTCAGGCCCGGGCCATATAGGTGATGAGTATGTCAATTTACACTTTGATATGAGTTGCGGAGTTATGATTGAAGGCGAAGAATTTACATATGAGAAGTTGCAGTTTCTCAGAAAGCAAGTAGAAAGCGCAGAAGTATGAATTTACAAGCGTTAAAAGAGCAAGCGAACGACAATATCGAACTTATCTTTGAAGCTTTTGATGTAGAACTTGTTGACCGTGGTGATTTTCTTCAAGGATGTTGCCCAATTCATGGTGGAGATAATCCAACAGCTTTTTCATGGGTGAAAGACAGAGCCTATTTCCGTTGCTTTACACGGCATTGTGAGCGTGACGGAGCAGATGTTTTTGACTTTGTACAGAAGTTCAAACATTGTACACTAGCACAGGCTAAAGAAATTGTAGCTTCAATTGTTATAGATGAGAACTATAAAGAAACACCTGAAGCACAGCTTACAGCTGACGCCAAATTCAAACAGCATATTAGAAAGAACTATAAGTCACCTAAGAACTTTCAGATATTCAATCCTAATTGTTTAGAAAAATTGAAGACGCCAGAGTATCTATTATCTCGTGGTTTTTCACCAGATGTATTAAATGAATTCAATGTTGGCTATTGTGATAATCCTCGTTCTGAATATTATAATCGCGATTGTATACCGATTTATCACCATGATGGACCTCTTGTTGGATTCACCGGAAGGATTATTTACGAAGATTACGCCGAACGCCAAGTAGCAAAATGGTACCACACACCCGGACTCCTCAAGGGACAAACACTATTCAATCTTCATAGAGCCAGAGAAGCCATTCGTAAAACACACAAAGCTATTGTGGTCGAAGGTCCTCTTGATGTTCTAAAATGTTGGGAAGCCGGCATTCATAATGTAGTAGCTGTTCTAGGCTCTGACTTATCAGGCCCACAACGCTCACTATTATTAGCTGCGGAATGTTATGACTTAATTCTAGCTTTTGATAATGATAAAGCCGGAATCAAATCTACAAATACAATCAAAGAAAGTTGTAAAAATTACTTTCATATTTATCAATATATTCTTCCAGAAGGAAAGGATATCGGAGACCTAACTGTCGAAGAGGTCAAAAATTTGGATATTATACTACTATGAGCGATATACTCAAAACATATGATAGTTTCCTAGTGTATCTAGCTGGACCGATTGATTTCGCCCTAGACAAAGGAGCATCATACCGACATAAATTACATAAGTTGCTAAAGAAAGCAGGACTCGCTCCTCATATGATTCTTGACCCAACTCAAAAGCCTTTGGGTGACCTGACGGCATATAGAGATTTTGATACTGAGCAAGAGTTTTTTGATACACTCATTAAGCATAGAAGATGGGATGAATATGAAGAACATATTAAGACCATTATGCATATTGATTTGCGTTTTATTGACAAAAGCGATGTTATCATTGCAACAGTAGATTCAAACATTCCAATGTGTGGAACATGGCATGAAATCGTTGTTGCTCGTCAGCAAAAGAAGCCAGTATTACTTATTGACCCACGCGGCAAAAGTGGTACATCCCGTTGGGCAGTAGGACTTGTAGGACATGCAAATATCTTTGAGACACATGAAGCTGCAATTGCTTACTTTGATGACGTTATTCACGGACGTATACTAGCTGATAGTGATGAATGGCTATTTCTACATTTCAACGGAAGGAAGAAGTAGTGCCAAAATTTATTGTACTTTCTGGAAAGAAGCAGGCAGGCAAGACAACTTGCGCTAATTTCATCAAAACATATATCAATGACGTTTGTCCCGACTTATTAGTCGAGATTACTTCATTTGCTACACCCATTAAGGATTTCTGTAGTAATATTCTTGGATTAACTGAGGCCCAGATTTTTGGTAATGAAGCAGATAAAAATAGTCTTACTTCATATCTGTGGGACAATATGCCCCAAGAGATTCGTGAGCGTTATGAAAAGTTTTTACCCAATCATGACCTTCTCAGTGATTTACGTATGGGTGGTTCAGCTAGTTTAGGTACAACTATTGATGTTCGTGGCCCTATGACCGCTCGTGAAATTATGCAAGTTTTCGGCACTGATATTATGCGTAATTTCTTTGATAAAGATATTTGGGCCAAAGTACCTTTCAGAAAGAGTTGGGGAAATACTGACATAGTAATTATTGATGATTGTCGTTTCCCTAATGAAGCAGATAGTACATTAAAAAATAATGGTATTCTAATTCGACTTAAGCGTAATCCTCTTCAAGACACACACGTATCTGAAATAGCTATGGATGATTACGATGAGAGTAAGTATACTTATGTGATTGATAATACTCTCTATAAGAATCTAAAATATCTTGATATTGATGTGTGTAACATTTTGAAACATGAAGAGTTTACGAAATAATGGAACCACGTTCACAATACTTATCAGCATCACGCATTAAGACTTTGTGGGATTGTCCTATGAAGTTCTACATTTCATATTGTGCTCCCGAACGTATTGAAACACCGAACAGTTGGGGTGCAGTAAACGGAACTATTCTACATGAAATCTTTGAAGAGTATGCTAATGGTACACGTAGAGATTGGAAACAAAACCTATTAGATAAGTTTCGCGCAGCTATGGATAATCCAGAAATTACCGAAGCTATTTTCAAATATACTAAAGGCGTCAAGACAACATTAGCAGAAGAGATTGCTAAGTCCCGTCGAAGTTGCGGCAAGTGTCCTTTTGCCAATGTTATGTCTGACGGCTCGACCGTCTTTTGTAAAGCGATGGGGAAGACTACAAGAGAGTTTCAGGGTTCTCCTAGGAAGATGATTTCTGACACCGTTAAATTAGCTCAAGTTATTTTCGATGATGACTTCAACCCAATTGATGACCTAAAAGTTATTGGCGTTGAGCATAAGTTTGAGATTACATTTGAAAATGGTGTTAGTACATTAGGATTTATCGATTTAGTATCTGAGATTGATGAGGAGACTATTGAGATTCGAGACTATAAGAGTGCAAAGCGCGTACCTAGTGATAAAGACATTGATGGTGGTTGGGTAGCCAAAGATGTACAGATGCAACTCTATTACGCTGTGGCAAAGTATTGTTGTGATAACAATATTCCGCCATTTAGTAATAAGTATAAGAACATTTTAGTTACTATCCATTTCTTGAGAAAAACACCGATTACAATGGCATATACACCGAGTGATTATAGGCGTATTTTGCGTATGCTTAAGAAAGTACATGATGATATTCATGTTGCTGAAAATCCGCTCCCTAAAGGAATGTGGGGTAGAAACCATTATTGGATTTGTAACTACTGTAATAAAGAAGAGTGCAATAAAGCTTGTTTAAAATTGCACGGTAAAACCCGCGACGAATTAGCGAGTCAGCATGAGTAGCATAGTTTATCAAATCGTGAACATACAAACGGGTAAATTTCTTGTTGGTTCTACATCTAATGAGATTATTCGTATGAATAATCATTTCTCTTCGCTTCGTCGTAAAAAACATGATAATAAGTATTTACAACGTGCTTATGATAAGTATGGCCGTAATGCATTTGATTTTCAAGTAATCAAGCGTTATAACACCGCGGAAGAAGCTATAGAAGAAGAACAAGTATGGCTAGATAGATTTTGTGGAAATCGAGCAGTCTGCTATAATATCAACCCTAATGCCGATGAAGGCGGTAGTTTTCTAGGCTATAAGCATACATCAGAGAGTAAAAACAAGATAAGCCAATCTTTAAAAGATAGTGGATGTAAAAAGGGCGTAAATAATCCTTGCTATGGTCGTGTTGGAACTAAAAATCCTAAAGCAAAACTAAATGAATTTCAGGTTCGTATTATCAGACGGTGTTTCAAATTAGGTATATCTAATACATTCATTGCTTCTATTTTCGGAGTAAAACAACCCGCCATATCTAAAATAAAAACAGGCCACAGATGGCCTCAGAGAGGAATTAGCCAGTGAACATTCAGAATGAATCGTTTAGTGACTTACTCAGTAAATTTACGCTCATCACAATTGAGCTAACGAGACTTAACGCACTGATGGTATATTACTCTGACTGTGGAAATGAATCCAAGTTAACTGCTATTATCGACGCCATCAAAAGACTAGAGATGTCAAAATCAGCAATTAGCATTGAACTAGACAAGAGGATGCCGCAAAATGAGCAAACTAAATCCAACGAAGACGAATTTCGTTCATCTACATAATCATTCTGACGCTTCACTTTTAGACGGTCTTTCTAAAGTCGAAGATATTGTTGGTAGAGCTGTCGAACTCGGTCACGACTCTATTGCGATTACTGACCATGGTAATCTATTTAATGCATGGCAGTTTTATAAAGAAGCTAAGAAGCACGGCATTAAGCCTATTATGGGTTTAGAGGCATACATCTGTAAAGATATCAATGAAAAGAATCGTAAACAGAATCATATTACACTTTTAGCAAAAAGTTATGAAGGTTTATGTACTCTCAACAAGTTATTGATTATTGCCAATACACAGGGTTTCCATTATTATCCTCGCATTGACCCCAACATTCTATTCGCCAACAAAGATGAAATCATTGTACTTAGCGGTTGTCTTGGTGGATTAATTTCGCAAGCGTGTTTGCGTGGTGATATGGAAGAAGCTTATGCTTTAACTAAAAAGTTCAGAGCAGAACTTGGCGACGATTTTTATATGGAGATTCAAGATTCAGGACTTCCAGAGCAAGAGATTGTCAAACCATTACTTAGGCAGATTGCTAATGAACTAGGTATCCCATGTGTCGCTTCTAATGATGCTCACTATACTAGAAAAGAAGATGCTCTATCTCAAGAAATTATCTTAACATCTGGTCAACGTAGAAAGCTTTCTGACGAAGTTCGTGGATATGATGATTTTAGTGGTGGTGATAATACATTCACGCGTTGGAGATTTACATCCGAAGATTACTATATCAAGGATAGGTCAGAAATAGAAGACTTGTTTACGACCGAAGAATTAGATAATACGCTCCTAGTGGCAGATAAATGTAATATGGAGTTTCCAGAGAAAGCCAATCATATTCCAGAATTTGAGACACCTGATGGTAGTTCATCTTATGATTATTTAGTTGAATTGTGTAAACAGGGTTGGAAGAAGATGGGGATATCGGGGTATCCAAATGTCGAAGAGTACAAAACACGCATTAGGCATGAGTTGTCAGATATTAAGTCTGGTAACTTGGCTAGTTATTTTCTTATCGTTTATGATGTATGTCGATTCGCTCGGGAGCGGGGAATCGGAATGGGCGATGGTCGTGGTTCCGCTGTAGGGTCTCTTGTTAGCTATATCCTTAAGATTCATCGCTGTGACCCTATTCGATACGGTCTTATTTGGGAAAGGTTCTATAACTCAGCTCGTGAAGGTTCTATGCCGGATATTGACTTGGATATTGAGACGGAACGTCGCGAAGAAATCATCGAATATGTTAGAGAACGATACGGACATTCAAAAGTTTTCCAATTTATTACCTATGATACCTTCCAACTCAAGAATGCCATCAAAGACATTGGTAGAGTCTTGGGATTTTCACTTACTGACACACAAGCAATCTCAAATAGTGTTCCCTTCAAATATCGAGACTTTGACGATGCACTCTCTCAATCAGAAGATTTGCGAGCTTATGCAGAAGAGTACCCTGAATTATTCCGACATGTTAAGCGGATTGAAGACGTTAAAAAGGCTAAGTCATCTCACGCTAGCGCAGTTCTTATCTGTGATGAAGATGTTTTCAAAAGTGGGTGTCTCCCACTCAGCTATGATGCTAAAAATAAAAAAGTAGTTACGGGGTGGGATATGTACACATTAGAAGACCGTGGATATCTAAAACTGGATATCTTGGGCCTAAAGACTGTATCAGTATTAGACGAAGTAGAAAGGCTCGTAAATGGCTAAATTAAAAATTGAAGCTAAAGAGACGTATCTTGAATATGGTGCCACGCTAAGCAATAAGCTTAACCCCGCCAACGTAGAGATTAAGATTCTCAATGGCGATGAATTGGTGGCTGAAACTACACTAGAATCATTAGTGACAAAATTCTTATCCATCTCAACAGAATATATGCAAGCAATGGCTATCATTGAAAAGATTAAAAAACAAAATAGTAACATCGTTTTACCTGGAGAACAATAATATGGCTGGCCCCATCAAAAGAGGCAAGTTTTTACGCGATTTATCCAATGGTAAAAAAGCCGAGCAATACATTGCTAAGTTATATCGAGAGAATTTTTACCCAACTTGTGATTATGTTTCATTTAACATTGGTAAAGAATATGATATTAGCTTTTCATTTCCACGCAAAGAAAGTGTTCATATTGAAGTGAAGTTTGATAAGATGGGTGCCAAAACAGGCAATCTATGTTTTGAACTTCAAGACCATAAAGGCAGACCATCAGGAATTATGGCAACCAAGGCACACCTAATGGTATTTATTGTAGCTAAGTCGTTACAATCAAAGAAAGATATTTTTGAATTCGATGTTCCTGCATTGCGCGAATTCATTGAAGAATACATAGATACTACAACATACAAGATTGTCAAAGGTGGCGACGGTAATGCATTTGAAATGATGTTAGTCCCCATCACAGAGATTATCAAAAAACCATTTTGTAGAAGGATTATACAATGAAATTTAAGAATTTAGAAACAGCCCTTGAGTCTTTAAGAACTGACGGGCTAACTGTTAAAACTAATGTGTCCGTTAATCATTGTGGGTTTCAACCTGATGCCGAAGCTTATGATGCATATGGTCGTCTAGTAGCTTTAGTAGTAGATGATACAAAATCACCTAATGAAAAACGTATTGATGCTTTGACTGAATATACAGAACGTGATAATAATATGACACTTTATATTATTGAAGCACCATTATTTATGCGAAATCCAAGAAATGACCCGCGCGATATAGCTGCTTCGGGATTAGATAGAACACGTAAATTAGCCAATATTCCCGGACCTATATATGATTTTATGGTAACATCAGGATGCAATCAACGGAACGATTAATGTTAGATTTTAGTAATATCGACTTGAACGATAAAAAGACATACCACCTTCTAGGAATGGGCCTTACTAAAGGCATCTTCCAACTTGAAGAACACCTAGGAGAACGATACACACAAATTATACGGCCACAGTGTATTGAAGATGTAGCCGACATTACTGCCATTATTCGACCGGGCTGTAAAGAGTCCTTTCACGTTGATGGCGAAACCACAATGCTTGATGCTTATTGTAAAATTCGCAATAAGCAAATGGAAGAAGCATATCTTCATGACGACTTACGGCCCATCTTAGGCCCCACACACAGCGTACTCATCTATCAGGAACAGATTATTGAAATCTGTAAAGTTATCGCTGGACTATCCATGAAAGACGCAGACTTAGTTAGGTATGCTATGGGTAAGAAACGTATTGATTTGATGGAGAAATGGAAACCAGCTTTTGTGAATGGGTGTGTCAAACAGGGTTATGAGAAAGAACTAGGAGAGAAATTATGGGACTGGTGTGAGAAAGCATCAGGATATCTATTTAACAAGTCTCACGCTATCGCTTATGCTACAATTGCATTTAAGACAGCATATGCTAAATGTCATTATCCAACACAGTTCTACGCCGCCATGCTCAAATTTGCTGAGAAGAAGACAGACACATATGAAGAAATGCTCGCACTAGTGAATGACGCCAAACTCTTTGGTATTCGGGTTATTCCACCTGTAATCAAAGAGGCCAACGCTGAATTCAAGATTCTCGATAAACATACTATTTCTTATGGCGTTCGTTATCTAAAGGGTGTTGGCACTTCTGGTATTGAAGCTATTAGTCGCACTAAAGGCGCATCTACTTGGATTGAATTCCTAACTTTAGCTGATAGATTTCGTGTAGATAAAACAGCTTGTGAAGCATTGATTAAATCAGGTGTATTGGATGAATTCAATAAACCACGTACTATGATGATGGCGGAATATGAATTGTTTCGCGCACTCACTAAGAACGAGCAAGCTATTGTATTATCGCTAGTCAGCGGTAACTTACATCCATCTATTTTGATTGATATTGATAAAGCTGATTTTGATATAAAACGAACCGTAACAAAGTATACAAAGTGGGCAACAACTGGCATCTTTGATATATGTGGGCGTTATGGTCCTATTGCAGATTTAGAGTTAGACCCACCTAAAGATGATTTTGAATATGATTTTGAACATGCCATCTATGCTCTAATTGAATGCAAGATTGCCAATAGTCGTCGTGCAGAGAAGTTAACGGCCCTTATGGCAGAATATCATGATAAAACATTTGGTATCAATAAAGGTCTACATCAGGCATGGGAGAAGTTCTATTTTGGTATTCCATTAACTGTATATGACAAAGGTTTAGTGGTTTCCGCCGATACTATCCCGTGTATCGAAGTTATCAATCTACCTGCCGATGCTAACGTAAAGATTGCTGGCATTATTGAAAATGTTGGTTATACAAAAATCAAGCGTGGCGATTCAAAGGGTAAGACGATGGCATTTATTGATATAGCAGACAATACATACTTACTTCGTGGAGCAATTGCGTTCTCTGAATGCTATGAGAAGTATAGTGAGAATATTCTAAAAGGTACTGCCGTTTCCATTCTTGGACGAAAAATGAAAGATGGAAACAGTATTATTGTAAATTGTGTAAAAAGATTGTAGAGATATCCAAAGTTTTGGATATTATAGTAATGAGGAAAGTTAGGCACAGTCGGTGCCAGTTACCAAAAGATGTGGGGATACCTGCTGAGGTC